AGCAACTGCAAAGGTTGCACAATCTGGCAAGACAATGTTTGCGATAACAGCGCAAGTTACAGGTGGCGCGCACGCTAAGCGTCGTGTTTGGGATAACCTTGTTGTTACACCAGACAGTCCTGCAGCACTCGGAATGTTCTTCCGTAAGATGGCAGCTCTAGGCCTTGGCCGTGAGTACTTCGCGACTTCACCAAGCAACGCTGCTATTGAGGCAGCATTGCAAAATCGTACCTTCCGCGCGCAGATTGGTTCCCGCACGTGGAACGGCTCTAAGAAGAACGAAATCAAGATGTACTACACTGCAACAGCATCGGCTGCTGCACCTGTAGCGGCAGCTGCACCAGCACCTGCCCCTGCACCAGCGCCTGCCGCTGCGCCTGCTCCTGCACCAGCACCTGCTGCTGCATCAGTTCCAGCGCCTGCTGCACCACCTGCTGCACCGTTCTAACAACGATTGTCTGGTATCATTACCCATGCAAAAAGCATGGGTAATGATCCAGCAATTATTTAAGGAGTAGTATGAAAATCTTAATGACTGGTTTTACTGCATTACAGATTAACACAGAACGACGCACGATTCAAAAGATTGATGTGCCTGCGTTAATTGTAAAGGCATTAACAGATTTAGGTCATGAAGTTGACTGGCGTAAGGTAACGCCTGGCGAGGATTTGTCCTCATACGATGTTGCTTGGGTTAACCTTGCTCCGTTGAACTCGCTAAATGGACGACAAGGCGCTATGGGCGCACTTTACACTTTATCCTCAGGCTTGCCTGCGGTTGGATTTTTTGATGATTGGCAGTTTAATACTGTGTTCAATGGAGCTCGCGCTATGATGAAAAAGCCTTCAATGCTTTATAAGCATCTGCTTGTTGGAACAGAGCATCGCGGTGAAGAAGGCGCAACGTACTTTAGTCGTGCAGACATCGAGGAAGCGCTAGAACGTATCCGCGTGTTAGACCCAGTTGCGGCGAAGAAATGCTACATTGAACGTTACTACATGATGGACACAGATGAAAACGTGCAGCCTTATGAAAAGCGTTTAGTGCAGGCAGCAACAGACATGATTGACCGCCGCTGGGAAGCTGGTATGGTTCCAGTTTGTCCGATGTACGCGTGGGGTGACCGCACCGGTGTTCGTAAACGTATGCCAAAGGAAGTCGGTCCTATTGAGGCACTGGACCCTAGTGTAGTGGTTAACGATACACTTGCAGCAGTAACTCCATCAACAGAAAAGAATCGTGCGTGGGTGCTTGGCGCATTGATGCCACACGATGAATGGCTAGGTCGCAAGAAACCAGAATGGCCAGTTGAAATTATTGGAAGTCGTAAGCTTATTCGTAAGCTTGGCGGAAAGCGTCTTGACACAGAGCAGGAAGTACTTGAGTACTACAACACGCGTTGGGGTATTCTTTCTCCACCGTATCCACACGCTGGTTCAGGTTGGTGGCGTTCACGCTTCCTATACGCAGCGCACATTGGTTCTATTCTTGTCACTGACAAAGGTGAAGGTGATCCTTTAGGTGATGCCTATAAGTTAACAATTGCAGACGTTGAAAAGATGTCAGATGCAGAGTTAGTTGCAGCAGCAAAGGCACAGGCTGACGCGTTACGGCCTTACATAGGAACGTATGACCAGTTTAAGGATCACTGTGAACGTATCATTGCGCGCGCATTACGCGAGGACAAGGGCGTTAAGTTAAACGCAGACGGTACCGATGCATGAGTCGTGTTCTTATCACAGGTATGTCTGCACCACAGGTATCAGCAAGTGCAAACAAGCGCTCGCTGTCTTTTGCAGGTCTTGTCGACAAGGTTCTTACTGATGCAGGGCACCAGGTTGTTATGCTTGAGCCAGACATTACATGGGAAGCTCAGCATCTAGACTACTATGACTCAGTTCTTGTTGGCATCTCTCCGTTAACAAGTTTAAGCGCAAACTACGCGTATGGCGCACTACATCTTATTGATCTGCTTAAACGAACGGATAAGGTTAGGTTTTTTATTGATGCCCCTAATCCTGTGCAAATTAGATCAAGTCTAACATCAATAAGTACCTGGAATGGAAATCTTACAAAGGAGTTCTACAAGAACCGCAAGGGCTATCGTCTTGCGGTTGCAAGATCAAACGAGATGCTCGCGGTTGTTGAGTTCCTTCTAAATGAGACGTGGCCAACTACACTGTGCCCCGTTCTTCCTTGGGACACAGAACAAAGCATTAGTGATCAGCTGCCTGAGGGAGCTGCTGCGTCACTGCACGGCGTAAACCTTGATGCATACATCATTGAGAAAAATACGCAGGGTGTAACAGATAGAACTGCGCGGTGGGTTGCAGACAACCATGATTCACCGTGGACAAAGAAAAAGCTTTCAACCTTAAACTATCCGGCCATGCCGATGAAGTGGAACAAGGGCTGGACTGACTCGCAGGTTGAAGAGCAGATCAGGCAGTCTATTGGCGCACTTATATCTCCGCACAAGGATAGAACCTGGTGGACGTATCGTTATATCCAAGCAATGAACACGGCAACTCCAATTGCATCACTCTGGACAAGCACATCTGCAATAGGTAACTCTTGGAGATACCTTGCGGCAACAATCGAGGATATGACGCCACAGACAAGGTATGATCTGTCAAGAACTCAGACTCTTGCCTACCTAGCTAACTCGCCAGGCAAGGAAGAGGCACTGCACGACTTGGAAAAAACACTTAACATAAAAGGAGCAGTATATGCTGTTTGATAGCTGGTTAAAGAAGACACGCGATCTGCAAAGAGACGTCTACTACATTAACTATGAAGAGATGGAAGGTGACAAGGACGCGAACATCCGCCGTCTTGTTGAGTACATGCGTTGGAACATGCTAGCCATCGATGATGAACTTGCAGAGATGCGGCAGGCAATTTCCTGGAAGCCTTGGCAACACGATAAGCCTTACGCAGACCGCGAGGAAATTGTTAAGGAAGCTGTTGACGTTCTACACTTTGTCGCAAACATCATTGTTGCGGCGGGAGGGACAGACGCGCAGCTTAATAAGTACTATCTTGAAAAGATGGAAAAGAACAAGCAGCGTCAGTTAAATGGATATAAGGTAAAGGACATTGGCGTTAAGTGCGCGATGTGCTCAAGAGCAATTGATGATGTTGGCGTTGGCAAGACGCCAGACGTCTGCGCAAAGTGCAGACCAGTAGTGGAGGAGTAAGATGCCAGATATAAATGAAGAATGGGCAAGAGATCAGTTTGTCTCAGCAAAGGTTCGTGTTGTTGTTGGCAAGGCTGTTCTTGAGCTACTTGATGTATGGAAGACGCTTGAGCTAAAGCCAGAACATGCAAAGTCTGCTGTTGAGGTATTTAGTAAAATTGCGCTTAACCACTCGCTTATTGATCCACCGAAGGACGAGGTTTGGGTTCCTGCTCAGGCAGGGTTCTTAACAGTCGGTGAAGAGGTACGCGTAATGAACGATGCCTTTAGTGACTCAACGGGCGCAATGCACAACGGGCGCAGAGGCATAGTAGTTGCCATAAGAAGCGGAGATGTTATTATTCGCTCAAACGATGACAAGAAGCCGTTTCTTGACGGAGTTCACTATTCACCTTATAAGTTAGAAAGAAGGATTAAGTAGTGAGAACTAGTCTAGAGTTTAACGTTGAAGGCTCTACTCAGAAAGAGATTGAAGAAAAAGTAGGGCAGCAGATAAGGAAGTATCTTGGTCTAGAAGATGAACAAGAGCTTGGGTCACATGCTGACGTTGAAATAAAAGTATTTAGTGAAGTACAAGAAGAGTATCTTGCAAAAGTCACGGTTAGGATAAAGTAATGACACAAGAAAATAAACCACGTGTTGAGGCACTGCGCGAGGCAGCAAGAATTATTGCCGGCGAGCGTGACGTTCAATACGGAGGACCAGAAGAGAACTTTGAACGCATTGCAAAGATCTGGGGAGTAATTCTTAGCACGAACATTACTCGCGAGGACGTTGCAATGATGATGGTTGGGCTTAAGGTTGCTCGCTATGCGTCAAAATCCGGGTTCCAACCTGATACCTGGATTGATGTTGCAGGCTATGCAGGGTGTGGATACGAGGTAGGTCAACTCGAGGCTGAAAAGAGACAGGAAACTGCTTCCCCGAAGCAGCCTTAAGACTAAAAGCCAGTATACAGTCCTTCCGTGGCTACTACAGGAGATACTTTATGACTGCACCAACATTTACTGACTGCAACGGACTCGCGGGCTTCATGAGCTTAGGGCTTGTGCAAGCTGGAATGGAAATGACAAGCCGCACAGGCACACTTAACTTTGGCAACGCAGTTGCAGAGGTTAACCGTCATCATCTAGGTAACAAGTGGAGTACATTTTTCTCAGATGATGTAAACGAGTGGCCGGTTCATAAGGTTGATGCTGTAGTCGGCTGTCCTCCATGTTCTGGCTGGTCAGTCTGGTCTGGTCCTGCAAATCGCGGTCCTGATTCTGCAGCGCACGAGCACACACGAGCCTTTATGAGATACGCAGGACGAGTTGCACCAAAGATTATTGCGTTCGAGTGTGTGCAGCAAGCCTATACACAAGGCAGAGAAACAATGAACAAATACCGTCTTATGGTAGAAGAGATCTCCGGTAAGAAGTATGATCTATACCACGTAAAACAAAATAATCTTCAACTTGGCGGCTTTTCATATCGCCCACGCTACTTCTGGGTTGCTGTGCGCAAAGGAATAAAGTTTGGCGCGCAGGTTACTCAGCCGCAAGAGTTTCCTAAAATTATGGACATAATCGGTGATCTTGCACACTTGCCTCATCAGTGGGGTGAGCAGAAGTACATTGAAAAACATTCTAAGTTTACTAAGTATCTGCGCTCGCAGAACGGCAAAGTTAACGGGCACATCGGTAAAGACACGATTCACTCACAGAGAATTCAAGAAGTGTTTGACATTATTGGAAATGATGGTTGGCCAGGAAACGGTGATCTTGGCGGCGCGATAAAGAAGGCCGTCGAAATGAATGATGGTAAGTTTCCACAACGGTGGGTTGATATATCTGCGCGTGTTCTGCGCAAGCAATACAAGCTTGGTTTTTCACAACCATACCGCTGGAAGGAAGATCACTGGTGCAACGTGCTTACCGGCTCTGCACTAGATCACGTTGTTCATCCGACTGAACCACGTCTTTTAACTCACCGGGAGTGCGCTCGCATGCAAGGACTTCCTGATGACTGGGACATTGAAGGTGCTAAGGACTACTCCGCGATGCAGGCTGTATGGGGTAAGGCAGTCCCAGTGCACGCTGCTAAGTGGCTAGGAGACGCTATGGTTGCCTCTCTAAGCGGGGAACCTAACGGACCACAGGGTGAACTAATCGGAGATCGTGAATGGCTTATAGACACTGATAAAGGCTTCTCACGGCATGCAGCGAAAAAACTATACGCATGACAACGAAGGCTTATCCTCAATGTGAGAAGTGCTACCTTGAGGAGAATACACAGTGGGAGCCAGAGTCTGTTGGAGATGACGGAAGTTTAATATCTAAGCTAACTGCGGTGACAGTCCCAGATCAACTAAAGACAGGCGAGATTAACGTCTGTGCCTCCTGTGGA